TTTTTTAGAACCTTCAAGCTTGCCGCCCTGCAATTGAGAGTAACTTACAAAATCAGTAGTTTTGTCTTTAAAACCATTGATGCGGTCTTCCAGTTCAGCATACACATTACGTGCTGCATCGCTAAGAAATGGACGCACATCACTACGATAAAGACGACTAGACATCACATAGCCCTTTTCGAACTTGTCTGTCATCTTGTCCCTACCTTTTGAAATTGGAATAATTTCAGCCTGCTTCAATGCACCCATCAAACACCTCTCAATACAAATGCAGCTAAATCAGCTTTCGCTTTAGCCAATGCCATAGAGTTTTCGAGAGTTCGATTAAGCACATAAGCCTCAACCGCTTTTTGAAACAAACTAATCTTCCGATTTAGTTCAATGTCTGCTAATATTGAATGGTTCATTTAATTCACCTTGTTTGAACACTAAGCCTGATCCACGAAATCAGGCTTTTTCTTTATATCCAAGCTCAAAACACATGCCGAAATCTTCAATGTCATCTTGAAAAAGATCGTCAATTGTTTGTTTGCTTTCCATCCACGCTTTTGACATCACAAAAAGCGCATTTAGTTTTTCCTCGCTAATCATTCGATATTTCTTGAGTACAGTTTTGAATCCAAGAACATCCAATAGCACTAAACAGTTCTCAAGCTCAGTCAAGCCATTGGATTTTCTATCATTTTTCATTCGTGATAATGTGCTTGGATCAATCCCCAACTGTTCAGCAACCTGACTTTGATTGCTTGATGCAAGGGCTTGCAAAACTCTAGAAACTTCATTTCTAGCCCTTGCACTCAATTCGGTTGATACTTTGCTCATGGTTTAGTTCCTAAGCGGTTAATGCTTGTAAATCGGCTTTTAGCTTCCCTTTGGTTGAAATTTCAAAAACCGCCTGGGTGCTTAATGGGATGCCTTTGCGCCAATAATTAATTACAGATCGATCTCGACCAAGGATTCGAGCGAGATCAGCGTCGCTTTTAGCTTTATAGAAAGCTCGCAAGTCATCTACGGTCATGTTTATTTACCTAAACTATGAAGTTTAGTTTATTGAACAATAAGTTTAGGAATATGTCAATTTTTTTGTTTAGTATTTTAAACAAATGTAAGGTTTTACTATTATGCAAACTACATCAGATAGAATTAACCAGCGTATGAGGGACTTAGGTCTGCAACACAAGGATTTGGTTGCTGCCACTGGAGCGAGCAAAGGGACTGTTACCAACTGGATTAATGGGATAAACAACCCAACTGGAAAGAGATTAGTTCAACTCGCCCAGGCGTTAAAAACCACATCTAGTTGGCTATTAACTGGAAATTCAACTCCTGAATTTACACAAGTCGAGCCGTGGGATGGTTCGACCCCACTGGATGATGACGAAGTTGAGATTCCATTCTTTAAGGATTTCTCTTTTGCTTGTGGTGGTGGCTCTATTGGTGAGGCTATTGCTAATGAAACACGCAAATTGCGAATGTCTAAAGCAACACTGCGAAACTTATCGATTATGAAAGAGAATGCTGTAGCAGCGACAGCAATTGGTGATTCAATGAGTCCAACCATTAAAGATGGCGACACAATCCATGTTGATCTCGGAAGAAGGAATATAAAAGACGGGAAAATTTTCGCTATTTGTCTTGGTGGGCTTTTTTACTGCAAACGACTCTACAACCTGCCTTTGGGTGGTGTGCGTATTGTTTCTGATAACTCTACAGAGTTCCCAGAGATACATTTAAATGCCCAAGAAATAATTAATCAGCAATTAGAAATTATTGGTTGGGTTTGGCAAATATCTAGTTTAGAAAATTGGTGAACAAAACAATGGAAACAATAATAAATAAAATCATAAGTTTAATTAAAATATTTTGGATAAAAGGGACTTCACAACCAGTCCAAAGAGTTGGGTTAATTATCCTTGCTATTGGTGTGATGTCCTGTACTTTATATTCTATCCAAAGCCCAAATCATTATGATATTCAGGACATATTATTAGATCCTGATTACTACCCAAGATATAGGGATCCTATTTTTTACAAGCTATACGTTTATTTTATTCCTCTAGGGTTTCTTCTTTCATGGGGATACCCTTTACTGCAAAAAATTCAATCATGGATATTGAATAAACCTAAAGGTGATAAATTTCTACACTTCCAAAAGCGTAAAGAACTAACGGAATTTATTCGCAAAAACTGGGATTTAAAAAAAGCTAACAATCGACCAGCTCTTGGCTATGTCTCGCAAGTTTTAAGCCCTGATGAAAGCTATAAGGAGGCTCTAGAGCTTGGGTTTATTAAGCCTGGTGAAAAGCATGTTCTTCACACCGATGTTTTGCTTATAACTGAGCATGGAGAGCAATTAGTTTTTGCACCGTGTGAAGCTTTAGGTGCCAACCTTTCGATTGGTGATTTTGTGTTATTGGCGACTTATGGGAGCGAAGAAAGGCAGGACTGGCACTACGAATTGATTGCCAAATTAAGACCGATTTACAACGCATCAAAGAAAGGCTGGGTCATTGAAAGTGACTACAGAATAAAGTAATTGAATATTTGTTTGTCGCCCATCCTAGTGATGGGTTTTATTTTGCCTAAAAAAAGGCTGTTCAGAATAATAATCAAAAAAAGTTCATTTTACTAAACAAAAGCATTGACTCATTTTGTTTAGTTTACTAAACTAAACCTCGTAAACACAAAAAAGTCCCAGACATTCGACCGACGGGACTTTTACTCAAAGAGTGAGATAAGTATGAATATAAAAGCCAACATAGTCAAATCCATGGGATTCGTAGGAGTAGTTAGTGCTCTAACTGCTGCTTATGCTTTCACCCCTGCTAACAACGAACCTGTAACGGTTGTAGCTCCTTTCAAAGTTGAATCAATCGACCCTGAGAATGAACAAGCAGTACTTCAAACTGAGAATGAGAAGTTCACCTTAGAAGTTGATTTCGATGCTCAGTATTCAATTGATGGCAACGGCTATCAATCTTGGCGTGATGTTGAGATTAACGAGATTAAAGACATTCGCGTTTATGACAAAGATGGCGAGATCTTGGCTTACGTTGACCGTTTAGACGTAGTAGAGATTAAAGATCTTATCGAATCAGGGATTAGAGAGCGCATTTAAGCGCTCCATGGTGAATGTTATGAATGCACATCCTGAAATTATCGAAGTATCAAGACTTCAGAGACTTATTAAGGACTCAGTCAAAGCGTTGCTTCCCCTCTCTAACGAACAAGACACAGTTGTTACTGATGGCGGCAATTGGATTCACTTGCGCTATGTGGGCCGTGGAACTGAGCAAATCCAATTAGAGCTAGGTGATCAGTTTTCTGTTAAGACAAAAATCGCCTATTTAAGTGAAACGTTAAAAAGATTGGCAGAAATTAGGAATGAGTTGAGAGGTGGGTGATGGAGTGGATTAGTGTTGAAAATTGTCTTCCACCTGTAGGGATTCCTCTTTTGTTATACGGTCAGCTTGGCTTTGATCATGGACCAACTCAATTTGAAGGTCAATATTCAGAAAACAGAGGTTTTGAAGGAATGTGGGCCAGTGCTTCACAAGTTACCCACTGGATGATTAGACCAGAAAACCCAGTAGAAAAGAATTAGGAGAAGATTATGAATGCGCCAGTACAACACTCAGGACAGAACCCTTTTGCAGTAGCTACTCCTACTACTCAAGCAATGTCTACAGTTCAATCTGATAGTCAACGTGCAATTGCAGAGGTTCAAGCTGCTTTAGTTATTGCTAAACAGTTCCCACGTAACCCAATTGAAGCTTATGACCGGATTATGAACGCCTGCCAGCGTCCCGGTTTAGCTCAATCGGCTGTTTATTCTTATGCTCGTGGTGGTACTTCAGTTACTGGTCCATCAATTCGACTTGCGGAAATGCTTGCTCAGAATTGGGGAAATATTCAGTACGGTATACGAGAATTATCTTCTGAGAATGGCGAATCTACGGTTGAAGCATTTGCTTGGGATGTTGAAACAAATACCCGTCAAACAAAGGTTTTTCAGGTTCCACATATACGCTATACCCGTAATGGATCTAAAAAATTAACAGATCCACGCGATATTTATGAATTGGTTGCAAACAATGGTGCTCGTCGTCTACGTGCATGCATCTTAGGTGTAATACCGGGTGATGTGATTGATGATGCAGTTAATCAGTGTGAAAAGACAATCCATGCAAGTGCTGACACTTCACCGGAAGCGGTACAAAAACTTGTTGTAGCCTTTGAACAATTTAATGTCACTAAGAAAGACATTGAAGACTACATTCAGCGTCGCCTTGATGCTATTACAGCAGCCAATATCGTTGCACTTCGCAAGATTTTCACTAGCTTACGTGATGGCATGAGCTCACCTAAAGACTGGTTTAAAAATGTCACCGTGAAGGAAGTTGGAGAAGTTCAGGAAGTTAAACCAACCGTACCAGACAACGAGTTTCCGGTTCTCTTAGAGCAGATCAAAGCCGATGCTGTTACTAAAGAATATGTATTAGAAGGCTATGCGCTTACTAATGCACAAATAGCTGAGGTAAATGCACTATGAAGCTATTCCGATGCTCAAGCCTACATAAGCTTGTAGGCGACCCTAAAACTAAAGGCTCAGTTCTTAGTGATACAGCTAAGACTGAGATCAGAACAATCGTTAAGGAGGACTTGACCACGTTCAAGTCTTTCAAAGGTAACCAGTACACAGCTAAAGGTAATGCACTTGAAGAAATTGCAATTAGCCTGTCTGGTAAGGTTCGTTTTCGTCAGTACTTAAAACATCAAGGCCGTTGGGAAAATGAATTAATTACTGGTGAGTGTGATGTTCTCGATTTAAACAATAAATTGATCCTCGACACTAAATGTACTTGGGATATTGGGACTCATCCATTCTTTAAAGATGAAGCAGACGAAAAGGCAAAGAAAGCTGGTTATGACTGGCAAATGCAAGGCTACATGTGGCTTTACGGATGTGAGCAAGCAATGGTTGATTTCTGGCTGCTCCCTTGCCCTATCGAGCTTACAAATGATTGGGATGACAGAGAGCAGCTAATTGATTTAGTTGAGCGTATCGACCTTAGAGAACGTTTAACAACTGTCACCTACAAACGTGATGAAGCAATGATTCAAAAGATCAAAGACAAAATTCCACATGCTCAAGAGTACTACGCAAAGTTATATCAAGAGCGCATTAAGGCGAAGGTGGCAGCATGACAGATTTGAATAAGGAAAGAGAGGCTTTTGAAACTTGGTTCACTACTACTGATGTTTATAAAAGAATTAGCCATCAGATACAAATGTGTGGGTCTGGAAGACATCAAGATATATTTACTGTATTTCAACGTGACGATTGGCGTGAAGAGAATTATGCGCAAGTTTCCGTTATGGCAGCTTGGTTAGCATGGCAAGAAAAAGCCAAAGCTCAGGCGGTGCCAGAGAAAAAGATTTACTTAACCTGTGAGCAATTATATGCAGCAGCAAACTTTGGTGCACCAAACAAAGATCCAGAACTTTTAGAAACTGAATTAACAATTGCTTGGTTTGAGGAAGCTCATAGCGGCAGTGGTTACTACGTTTATATAAGTGAGTATCCAGAAGAAGGTGCAATGAAGCTGGAAAGCGAATCGGGAGCTGAGGGATGAGTGAATTTAACTTTGAGCAACTTTATCTAATGGCTCTCATGAATAGTAAAAAGCCAAAGTACGTTTTGAATTGGGTTCATGTATCCAGACATGGGCCAGGTGCGACAAAAGCTACAGAAATTTGTGAATATTTTGGGATAGATCCAGAAGGCACTGATTTTAGAAAAGCGGAAAGTAAGGAGGGGTAATGGGACAAGTAGTTAAAATAGAGGCGAGTATTCTAGAAAAGATTGTTGCAGTAGCTGAACGTATTGCTCAGTCAAAAGAAGAACGCCGAGTTGGTCGTGAAGAATTTGCACACATGCTCAATATCGAACCTGAAACTCTAGACGCTCGGATTCGTGAAGGCAGATACCATAAGCCATACAAGGATGGACGAAAAAGTTTTTGGTTATTGTCATACGTGCAATCTGTCGTTACAGACACAAAAGAATCTGGTAAAGTAGCCACCTATTGA